CGACAGACATATTGCCAAGACCACGAACGTTGTTTCTAAATCCTGCCGCAACTGTCGGTAGAGCAGACCTAGATAGCTGAGCCTGCATCGCAGCAAGCTGAGCATTAAGTGCCTCGACCTGAGCCGTGGCCTGTCTAAAGTCCGCAGTACCAGTAAAGCGGATATTAATGTTCTCTATTGTCAGTCACCTTCTCCCAGAATTCCAATGCCGATTTCGGCAAATTCAAGGGTCTCTGGAGAGACCCCCTGATTCTTGGCTTCTGCACGACGCTTGATATCTTCAAACGTTGTCGCCGTACTATCAGTAGGGTCTTCGAGATCGATTCCCTTTAGGGCCGCTGCGAACTTGTTCTTCTGGAAATCCTGATCTCTTTTAGATTCCAGAAGTGATTGAAGTTCGGCCAGTGTTAGATTCTCTTCCATTTCTTCGAAGTTCTTCCAAATACCGAGCAAAAATAGCTCGGCTTCAAGCTTTGCTAGGTCTAGCTTGTCCCATCCGCCGTCGCCGTCATCATCGCCGCCCTCGCTGCGGCTTCCAGTTCCGGGTCATTCAGCTTGATTCCTGCGCAGATTTCGATGATCTTGTGAACGGTCGGAATGTCCACAGCTTCTTCATACTTTTCATCATCCTCGTATGCTGGGTAAAGACTTGCCAGGCAAATCTTTGCAGCATCGATAATGAAATCTACTACGTCGTCCTCTTCCTTAACCTCTCCAAGTTCCTTCCACTTCTTCATGAACTTGCGAAGGTTCTTAATGTTCAGAGGCTTAAGTGTTACTTCTTCACCATCCTGGAGAAGGATCTCCTCTGTGGTGTAAACGCTTGTTGCCAATTTTCCTCCTAGTGTTTGTCATCATTATATCAACGGATTGTCACAATCCAAAATGCGAAAGCCCCCTTTCGGGGGCTAACGCTGAAAGTCGTGGTATTAGGCGATGTTCCTGTCCTTAATCACACCGTATTCCTGTCCTGAGAAGCTTGGATCTGGAAGTAGACGGAATGAGACTGGGAATACCGTAGCCTCATTTCTCCTCAGTGAATGAGAAGAAGACTCGATTGATAGAGCACGTCTTACGTGGTAAATACGCTCTCTCTTCGTACCTGCGTCAGCTCGTGGCGCAGGACCAACGAATGCGACGGAACGCTCAGTTGGCTCGTCTCCTAGAGAACCTGCTGCAATAGCTAGAGTTTCCTCAGTTGCAGTGGTGTCATAGGTATCATTCTGCTGTCCCCAAACGACTAGAAGATTCTCAAGAGTTGCCTCGGAGAAGGTGGTGTTAACCATTACTCGCATGGACTGCTTGAATAGCTTCGCGGAGTCAAGGAGCTGGTCAACCTCTACTTCACCGTAGTCTGGCTCGTAAGAGACCTCAACACCTTCACTGGTAAATCCTGTGTGTCGCCAATTCGCTGATGCGTCTAGCGCAGGAACATAACTACCAGTTCCGGATACGGTTGGAAGGGCTGGCGCGCTGGTCCATTCAGTAGAGTCTTCTGCTGAAAGGTAAACGGCAGCGGCACCGATGATAATGTTCTTAACCTTGTACGTCATATTTGCTTGTCACCTCTTTTCTGAAAAAGTATATCGTTTGTGTTGGCTAGACACACTTCCTCAATTGCCTTCATAGTATATGAAGATTGATTATCATGCGAATTTGTTAGACTCGCATGCCATCTTGGTCAAGCTGAGAGGTGAAACAGATATTAACGATTACTGAACCTGAGTATCTACCACCGGCCTGAACTTCTGGTTCAATTGATGCCATGCTGATGATTCTTGTGTACTTGAAGTCAAACTTCTTCTGCTCTGCTGTGCCGAATTCTCTCAAGTAATCATTGATGTCATCTGCTGCCCAGTCGTATCTCTTGAGTAGCTGATTAAGATAGTTAGAGATCTGTCTGATCTGCTTTTCATTGTCAGAGTAGATGATGTATGCAGCCTGTTCATGCTCAAGCCACCAGTCTTCGTACTCGCCATTAGATGCGTAATTGTAAACAAAGAACGGAACACCAGAGGGCAGGTTAGTTAGTTCCGGCTGCTGCTGTGCCGGAATGAATGGTGACAGCCCATTGTACTTGGACAGATCAATTAGGTTTTCTCCGCTGAGCTGATCAATGAGAAACTTGTTTAGTGCATGTGTTGCTGTAATGTCATATGTCATTGTGCCTTCCTCCTTGCCTCGTTCTTTCTGTTTCTTTCCTGTAGGAATTCAAGGGCTAGTCGTGAGCCGTCTGCCATAGCTGATCTTGAGTCTGCCACTGCAATGCTTCCTGTTCTGAACTTAGCCTTCTTAAATCTTCTCATGAATCTTGATAGGGCGCTACTGTTAAGATCTCTCTCAAGCACTCTCTTGATTTCACTATTGAATACTTGATCTGCTCCTGCTCCACCCCACCAATTGGACCAAGCTGCTGTGAATGCTCCAGTGGTTCCCATTCCACCGGGATTTTGTACGAAGATCGGACCCTTTGTGAAAACAATGTCTCCGCGCTCGTTAGGGAATGCAAGCATCTTAGCTCTCTTAGGCTTGATCGTTACTCCGATGTTATACTCCATGACCATTGCCTTATAGATGAATCTATGCTTTCTCATGAATGGCTTCTTGTTTCCCTCTGGAAGAGGCACTGGCAACACAGATGCCCTGAATTCAAATGAAGCATACTTGTTGGCTCCACGTCCTCGGAGAACATTCTTCCAAAGCTGATTCTGAGGAACACCAATCCTTCCCCAGTCATATACGTGGTGGAATTGATTTGGAGCTGTTGGTGCGATGACTGACATGTATGCATCGAACTTGGAAGACATTGCTGAGTGAGCATAGTCTAGCACCGGAGCCATATTGACATCAGCCTTAATTTGTGTAGACAAAGTAGACAAGAAGCCAGTAAGTGCACTGACTTCTGTCGTGTCCGCTGTCACACCCACGAAAGCCTTACCCTTAGCCACTCTGGACCTCTGCTCTCTGCAATAGGGCAGTATTTTCGATGTGATTTCCAAATGGATCAACTACGGGAGTAGATCCCATAACTTGGAATACCGTAGCTGGCGCTTGATTGATTTCTTCCTCTCGCCAGATAAGATCTCCTCGGGAGTTCGTGATGTTCGTAACCCTGTCGTACTTGCTAAGAACAACTGACGCAGGGAATTGAATGATCGCCCAGTCAACGTTCTCATAGATATCAGAAAACCTCTGAGTCGTTCCTGCTGCACGAATACCTCCATTGGTTACACCTCTTACCATGCAATTGATAACAAGGGTCTGATTTCCAGGTGTGTCACTGTCTTCGTCTGCTACCCATACTATTTCAATTGCACCAGAGTCTGGATCTTGTACTGTTTCCCAATGTCCACCGGGATTTTCCTGTGGATTGGTTCCAGCCTGACGAAGTACAGTTGCCCGCATATTGAAGCGAGATCCAATAAGACAACTCATATTACCACCAAGTTACTTAGCTTGTATGGGTTGAGAAGCTGGTCTGCCTTTAGGTTTCCAGTTCCGTCATATGCAGCCTGAGTATATTCAATTCTCCAGTCTGCCGCCTTCATTGAATTGAGGTACTTGTCTCTGTAAGAGCTGTCCTGGCAGGCGTAATCTGAAATCAATAGCTTAGCTGCTTCCACAACAGGAGTAGGAATTGATTCGTATCCCCAATCCCCCTCAATGGTGTAGTAAGATGTGTACTTGAAATCCTTCTTCTTGACAACGCCCGGAGCGTAAATGACTCCAGAGCTGAATTCGTCTAGGACACTCTCTGGTGGAGCGTCCTTGATTGTCCAATATGCACCAGGAGTCTGGCCAAGGAACCATCCTTCGCCTCTGATGGTAAATGAACTAATGGCGTAGTCAAACAGGTCGTCTGACATTTCTCGCAATGTCAGAAGGGGCATTGGAAGGGCTAGCTGAGTGCTGTCGTTACCTACGACATCGATAGTTCCTCGGAACTTCCCGAAAGTCTGCCCAGTGTAAGCCTCAATGATCCTTCGTACGATCCTTTCTGCGTCGTACTGATCTTCTGTGGATACGCCATCTAGAAGTGCATCAAGAGTAGACAAAGGAATGATCGGAGTGACAATGTCAACCCAAGTAGCTCTTTCAAATCCTGTCTGCTTCCAAACAATCTTCAACGTTCCATTGTATTCAGTGAGGTGCCAATCGATTGCAACTGTGTGAATACCGTTAGATGACGTGACTGGTAGGTTTGTAGAAAGCACTTCATCACCGCGATAAATATCAGCGGTTAGCGTTCCTGTAACTGGATGTTCCAGCGTTGCTACGCTAGAAGTGTCTCTGTAAATTTCCATGAATGAATTATAGATCCTCGAAGGTTAAATAGCAAAGAGGCCCCGAAGGGCCTCTATCAGCTATAAAATTCCTTTACTTCTCTCGGTGAAGCGATGCGGAATCCCTCATAGGATTCGATAATGTAATCTGCATCTCTTTCAGCTACAAGAGCATAAGGATTGGTCTGGGTGAATCGCGCACCGCGCACTTCGAATGTACCGTTGGCTCTAGTCATCCTTAGTAGAATCTTACTAGATCCGTCGTCTTCCGCTGGCTCATCAAACACCGGGGCTGGCTGAACCTTTTCGGAATTCTCAGCAGCCTGTACCTGACGCTGGTGATAATCAAATGTAACTCCGCTGTCGATCAGCTTGTTGATAATCACTGTCTTATTGTCGGAAGGATCAACGTCAACTGCGTATGCATCCGCTAGCTCACGAAGCTCGTCCACCTTCATCTTGTTGTAACTCATATTTCCTCCATAGGACGATTATAACACAGAAAGGAGGGCCGAAGCCCTCCCTTCTATTTTGCCACATAACTAATTAGGCTGCAATCTTGACGTTCTTTACGACAACGAATGCGTCGGCGTTCTCAATCTGAGTACCTACACGGCAGTACATTGTGTACTCCGTGGTGTCCTTCTTAGGCTTGAACTCAGTGAAGATCTGGACCTCACGCTTTACACCCCATAGCATATTCTGCGGGAATGTTAGCCATACATCTGCGTGGTCACCAGAAGCTCCTGAGTAGTCACCATCAAGGGTTTCCTCGAATAGAGGAACCTCCTGCACTGGAATACCGAATGCATTTCCGGTTGTGAAACCGGCAGGACCATCAGTA